GCTGGCATCGTCAAAAGTAGGTGTGCGTGACAAAGCCAAGGCCAAGCAAGTTTTAAATTTACTGCGCTGTCCGAATAACTTTCAGTCACAGTATGAGTTTTGGTATCAGTGGTGTTTGTGGCAAGACCTGTCAGGTGAAACGTTCACTTTGTGGTGGCGTGCCAAGCAAGATGACAGTTTGCAAACACCGATTGAAATGTATAATTTAGATTCGACTTTAATAAGTGCACGTCTTACCGAAGCGCGTTATCCGTCTTACCAACTATCAACTCCAAGTTACGGATTTAATCATAACGAGCCGCTATCCGCTCACCAAGTTATGCACATTAAAGAGGCTGCGTGGCAAGGTAGTGCTGGGTTTAACAAAGGAATATTAGCTACAGAATTAGTTGCGCTTGACCAAGACATTGATTTGTACGCAAACTTTATTATGCAAAACGGTGCAAAACCCTCTGGCATGTTTGTAACCGAGCAAGTTATACCTGACGCAAAGTACAAAGAAATTGCCGCAAGGTTAAAAGAAGCGTGGTCAAGTATGACGGGTAGCAGGTCAACAGATCAATCCAAGCCTGGCCAAGGTATGCTTTTAGACCAAGGCATGAAGTACCAACCGCTAGATGTTTTAACCTTACAGGACACGCAAACGCAAGCACTGAAAGAGCAGACAATGAAGCGTATCTGTGGATTATTCGGTGTACCACCATCAATGTTAGGTATTGCAGACCAAAAATATAACAACACGCAAACCATGATGGACGAGTTTTACAAAGCGACAATGTACCCGATGATTATCAACATCGAGCAAAAGCTCAACAGCCACCTTTTTAAAGGTTTTCCAAATCTAGTTGTGCGGTTTGACACTAAAGACTTTCTAAAAGGCGCAGCGTTGGATCAGATTAATTTTGTTGCACAAGGCGTTAGCGCAGGCATTATGACTCAAAACGAAGGTCGAGAGTATATGAACATGCCTAAACTTGACGGTTACGATGACTTAACAACGGGTGGAAAGTTTGAGCCTGTCAGCGGTAGCTCACCGCAGGATACTGGCGGTGGAGGTGGCAATCAAACGCGCAAAGGCAATATAGGTACTACATAATATGATTGACAAAACAATATATAATTTATTAAATTCGCAAATAAAGACACCTAGTGTTAAAATACCGAAAATAATAGATTTGCTCACAATACAAGATAACGACCAGTCGATAAATCTTGGGGCAATCAATGAAAAATATCACTCTAGTTTGCGAGGCAAAACTACAGTTAGAACCAAACGCAAACGAAGCGATAAATAGTTTAGGAACAATTGAAGCACGCGTAACCACTTGGGGCGCGAGAGAAGGCGCAGACGGGCGAAAATTTAATTACCAGCCCGAAGGCTTCGCTGATTGGGCAAAAGAGTTTGCAGATGTAGGCAAACCGATGCCAATGTTTTTAAATCATAACGACTTAGGTATGCCTGTCGGACAATGGGAATCCGTTACGTTCGATGACGAAGGCATGACAGCGTCTGGCAGATTGTTTGTAGAAACAACTGTTGGCATGGACATGTACAAAGTTTTAAAAGAATCACCTAATTTATTTGGCGGTGTAAGTGTTGGTGCATATGCTGATGAGGCTTGCTACGTCGACGCTGAAGGCGTGATGATTGACCCTGCAAGCGAAGGTGACGATGCTTACTTTCAAATTACCAAAGGCGGTTTGCGCGAAGTGTCTGTCGTTATGTACCCAAACAATTTAGAAGCAAGCATACAAAAATTAGAATACTTTGATGATGAGGGAAAAACTAACCCTCGCACGATTGAGATAGTACTGCGTGATGCAGGCCTGTCCAAAAAAGATGCGACCACCGCGTCTTCTATTTTGAAGAAAGTTTTAGAACAGCGTGATGCTACTAAGCCTATTCAAAAAGCCCCGGCACAGAGTGATTCTGACGCGGTGGTAAACGAAACTGATTTAATAATCGCTGCTTTAGAAGCACGAGAGTTAATGAAAGCCCTTTCAAAACGCATTTAAGGAAATAATCATGTCAGAACAAATCATTGCAAAATTAGATGAAATCGAAGCCAACACAATCACCAAGATTGAAGAGGGTAAAGTTTCAGCCATCGCAGCGGTAGAAGAAGCTCGATCATCTTTTGAGGAAAAGGTTGCAGCACTAGAAGCCAAAGTTGCATCTATTCAAGCCCCTGCGGTTATCAAAACTTATAAAACTATTACGCAAGAAGTTAACCGTTCAGTTAAAGAGCAGATTAGTAACTTCTATAAATCAGGCGCAAAAGTTGAAAAAGAATTAACCATGTTTGCTGATGAGTCGCAATATGACGCATACATGAAAGAAGCCTCAGCTTTAACTGGCGGTGGCGCAGGTGTTGGTGGTCGTACAGCTTACGACCCTGTGTTCGTTGCTTTGCGTTTAGCTAATCCAATGAGAGGTTGTGCACGTGCCGTTGCTACTGACGGTTCAACATACCAGTTCCGCGCTAAGACTGGCAACACGGGCGCAGCATGGGGCTACGCAATTCAAAACAACGGTGCAACAACCACTGTAAGCACAAACATTTGGCAACTTACATTACAAGATTTAAATGTACAGTTTCCAATTCGTACCGCAGCGCTTGACGACATCGACGGTTTGGAATCAAATGTTGTTAGTGATATGATGGCCGAATTTTCACAAGCCGAAGCCTTTTCAATGATTCAAAACAACGATCAAGGTGCAACCAGCTTACCTTACGGTGGCTCTAACGGCCTGCGTGGTTTGAATCAATACGCAGGCGCAGCAGCTACATATGCAGGTGGAAAAACTACTGTTGCAGCGTTCGGTACAAGTGGCACAGGTTCAAGTGCTGGCTTGCATAGCATTGCAACGTATGATCAGTTGACTTCAAACGTTAATACCGTTGGTGCTTCTAACGTAACGTATAAAGACCTAGTTAACTTTATGTTTGCACTAGCGCCTCAGTACCGTGTGCCGACATCTAAGTTTATGGTTAACTCAACTTTTATGTCACAAATTCGTGGCCTAGTTGATAACAATGGCGCACCAATCTTTAACCGCAATATGGGTTTATCGGTTGATGGCGTGATTGGCACAATGCTTGGTTACGATGTTGTAGAAAGTACTTACCTCGATTTGCCAAGTCAATCGGCAACGGGTACGGCTGGCACTACTAGTTTGTACCCCATGTACTTTGGTGACTTCCAAAAAGGGTTTACTATCGTTGATCGTTTAAATATGATTCTGCGTAGGTACGATCAAACATTGCCCGGCAGCATCACGTTCTACGGTGAAAAGCGTTTAGCAACTTCGGTTGTTGACCCATTTTCAATAGTTCGCTACCGTAGCACCGGCAAGCTACTTAAGTACGAACGGGGGGGGGCGTAAAGCCTCTCCCTCACTTTAATTATTTGGACAAAGACTATGAGCTTAATCCTTGAATCAGTAAAGAAAGCCCTCACCGAAGGCGAAGCCACTGTTAATTTAAAAGAGGCATCATCTCTTACTGGCTCGGGGCAAAATGTAGGTGGTCGAGTTATATATGACGTTGCCTTTGCATCTGCGCGTGAACATAATCCATTGCGTAAAGGTGCACGGCTTATTGCCGGCATAGGCTCAGAGCAGGCCTTTGTTGTTAAAACGGGTAACGCTACATTAATTGAAAATGCATCAAATAACCCGTGGGGCTATCCGATAAATAACAATACAGGATTACCAAATATTGCAACATCATTTTGGCAATTGCCCACACGTTCAATAAACGCAGGTGTTCCAGTTCGCACAGCAGTTCTATCAGATATTGATGGACTTGAAGAGTCGATTGTTGACGATTTAATGTTTGAGTTTTCTCAGCAAGAAGCCTTGTCAATGATGTTTAACAACGATCAAGCTGGAAGCACAACTGTGAATTACGGTGCAACTGAGGGCTTGCGTGGTTTAAATTATTATCCTGGTTCAACAAGCGCAGCCGCATTCGGTACAAGTGGGTCAGCAATTACGAACGGCCTGCATACTGTTTTACAAGTAACGCAAGCAACAGCAAGCGCAGTTATTTATGATGACTTAGTTAATTTGCAAGCAGCTTTACCGCCACAGTATTTGCATAAAGAATTTACTGCTTACATGATGCACCCGTCAACTATTAGTGCATTGCGTAAATTAAAAGTGTCAGGCACAGCTAACAATTTTATTGAGGTTGGCGACGATGACGGTGGCGCAGCGGTGTATATTTTTGGTCATCGTGTTGTACCTAACCCGTACATGAGCGTGGCAAGTCCAGGCAAGTTTCCTGTTTATCTTGCAGACTGGTCAAGATTCATGACCATTGCTGACGATGAAATGATGACTATCAAGCGTTTTGATCAAACTTCACCCGGCTTTATTTATCTGTTTGCAGAGAAACGAGTTTGCTCGACAGTGCGAGACGTATTTGCAGGCGTGCGGTTGGTTGGTTAAAGGTAAACAATGTCAATTGAAACCCCATTTTTAGGCACTAGCAGAAACCCATTCAACTATGAAAAAGTTGAGCAGGTTGCGCGTGACACTGTTACGCAATGGCTGACACTTGATGAGATTACGCAACAGCTAAATTTATTTCAAGATGAAAGTCAAGACAGTTATTTGAACAGCATTGAATTAGCGACCCGTATGGCAATAGAAGATTATCTTGGTATGTCTATATTCCCCACGACATACGAGGCTTACTACGGCTCGTTTAGTGACCTTAGCACGTCACAGGTTTACTTGGATTTACCAGAAATATCGCAAGCATTTAATGGACAGCCGGGCGTTACGATTAACTCGGTTAAATACTATAACGGTGCAACACCACCTGTACTGACAACATTGGCAAGCTCTAATTATTATTATGATGCTTCAGGTAACCGTGTAGTTGCAACTGGTTTACCGCAGACAAACAATACGGGAAACGCTAACCCAATTGTTGTTAATTACACTTGTAACGCTAACCCAATTTCACAGTACCCAGTTATCAAGCAGGCTGGTTTGATGTTGCTTACTCACATATACAATCAGCGTAGTGATACAACTACCGAGAATTTACGAAACATACCTTTTGGCGTGTCAACTTTGCTTCGACCTTACAAACCTTTGGTGATGTAATGAGCATTGCAAGATTTGAAAACGTAGTTATAAACAACGTCACAAATGGCATAAATTTGTACGGTGAACAAACTACTGCGATTGTAGAATGGTTCACATCACGCGCTATTGTTAAAGACGTTAGAAACAGTTTAAGAATATCGGAAAGGTACAGGCTTTACACAGATTTGGTAACGTTGACTTTTAATTACACGCCTAATATGAAATCAATTGTTGATGACCAAGACTTGTTTGCGGTTACTTGGCGTGATAACGATTGGCGCATTATTGACTGTTATGAATCAGATGACCGTATGAGTATTACTTTCACTTGTTACAAAAACGACCCAACGACACCCGTATGAGCCAAAACAACCCAGCCGATTATGCAAAAGCAATACAGTTTCAACTGTCAAGTATTGTTACGCCTATACCCGTGTATGCAAACTTTAATCGTAACTTTGCAAATGAGCCAAAATTTATAACTTGGAATTTGCGTAACATACATCAAGAAGTGTTTACAGGCACAAACCAAAACAACAAAAGTATTGACCGACCAATATTTCAGATATCAATATTTACAACCTTATTTGAAGATGCTATGAATGTAAGTAATTTAATACTACAATCATTGCATGGTTATAGCGGTCAATTCGGTGGGGCTTCGGGCTTTTACATAGCCAAAGCTGATGTCGATTGGCTTTACAATACATATGATAATGAAATCGGGTTACAGCAAGTCATTTTAGATTGCACACTTGATATTCCGACATAAGACAATATTTAAAATTTACTGTTAAATAGAGGAATTTATCATGGCACTTCCAAATAAAATTTTACCCGGCTTTAGCGCAAGTTTGTACGCGCAACCTACAGCTACTCCAACACCTTTAACAACTGCTGCACTTTCAACAGTCGCAACAGTGGCAGCGTTAGCAATTCCTGCAAACTTGGTTAATGTTGAGGCGGTTCCTGCGTTCGGTCAAGATGACGCAATGGCTAGTTTTTCAATTGCTGGTTCACGTCAATCAGATAAAATACCGACTCAATCAGCACCAACAAGTTTAACGATTACTGCCCCTTGGAATCCAAGCGACTCACAGTTGCTAATCTTGCGAGGCGATGCTTACAACGGTACTATTGATCGCACGTTTGTTATTAGCGCAACCGATGGTACAAATACAATTTATTATGCGTTTAATGGTCGTGTCTCACAGTTTCAAATTGATGCGCAGCCGGGCGCTGAAGCAAAAGCAATTTTTACAGTACACCCGCGTGGTAATCAATTTGGTTGGAGCAACGCAGCATGAAGTTAGCTGATGCAGTTAAAACTCTCGCAACTACGAACAGGTCTTTGGACTCGGTAGCTCAGACTTTAATTGTTGACGCTAACGAAGTCCAGGCTGCTTTAAAAACAGTAGAGTTAGGAAGCGTTGACGAAACTTGTTTACAATACTTAGCAAAATTTAACCCTGCTCCTAAACCGAAAGTTAAAAAAGAAGATTAAATATGACCACAACAATACAAAATAATAATCAACTTTTAGACTACCTTTTATCCCAAGCCAATTCCGGCACAAAGAATTGGTTTGGGTTCACTCAGCAACGAATAACGGGCATCATGCTCGCGCATGAAATTGCCTCGCGCCACGCCTATCACATGTCACCCGATGAGGTGACAGATTACGTTATGAAGCTCAATAACAGTATTTACCATCGGTTAATCAAAGGTGATGGTAATGGCAACGGTTGTTAAAGTTGAATTTGAAGGTTGGGCTGAAACAACCGAATTATTTAAACAAATAAGTAATGATTTTGGTGAAAAAGACGCAAGTAACATCATGCGTAGCGCGGTACGTTTATCAATGAAAACCGTGTTAGAAAAAGCGCGTTCTTTAGTTGCTAAAGACACTGGCGCATTAGCTGCAAGCCTACAGGTTGAAGCAAGAAAGCCGGGGAAAAAAGATTTTCGTTCTAAATATATATTTCCGGGCGATGTTGTGATAGGAGCAGTAACTACTGCAAGTGGTAAAGTTTTAGCAAAAAAGGCGTTTAAGAATCTTAAAAGTGGTAACAGTAAATTTAAACAAATTGGTATTAAAAGTGATGCGAGAGCAATGATTTTAGAATTTGGCACAGGTCAAAGAGTGCCTAAACCTTTTATGCGACCCGCATTAGAAAGTTCAGCAGCACAAGTTACTGGCACACTAGGGAAGTCACTTGGTGTAGCTCTCGAAAAATACAAAGCAAAACAAGCCAAGAGGTTATTAAAATGAACAGTTTTTCAAAAGCATTTAATATTAACAAAGACGAATTGCGCATCAGGTCATTTGAATTTGCGGGTCACACGTTTAAAGTTCGCGTGCCTTTAACTGTTGAATCTGATTTGATGAATGAGCGTTTAAAAACACCAAATGAATTGTTAATTAAAAAATTCTATGAGGAAATGACCAAAGATTTAACAGAAGGAACGGACAAGGTTGTTATTACCGAAGATGACATTATTTATGATGGCAATTCAATTAAAAAGTTTTGTAAAGATAAGGCAATCGTTCAAGAGCGCATTACCATCATGTTGCAATACTTAGTGCCAGAGGAAGATAATTTCGACATGAGCACTATTACCTACGAAATGATTGACGAGTTATTCCCTTATGCTATACAGCTAGAATTAGTAAAGTTAATTAGCGAAACCATTAGCCCGTCTTATAATGCCACTAAGGGAAAGTAATTGGGTCAGTCCGTAGGCAAGTTAAGGCTTATTTGACTGCACACGGTACTGACCCTGCATTGGTAGATGAAGAAACGTTTAGCGATATTGCGGTCATGTACCACGCAGGGTTAATTGGTAATATTGGGTTGCTTGAAGTTTTGGGCAACTTAACCGCAGGACAGTTTAATAAGATGTTACCTAAAGGCAAGACTGGTTATAAGTTGCGCGACATCATACCCAATACTTACGACTACATTTACCCGCCATTAAGCGAACAAGACAAGAAAACACAAGTTAATCAAAGTCTTTTAGCTTTTGCGCTTATGAGTCCGGGCGCACCTGCAATTTTAACGAAGGGTATGTAATGGCAAATATTGCAAGGCTTGGTGTAGCGCTTGGTCTTAACACTGCTGAATTTCAGTCAGGGTTAAAGGGCGCAATGGCTGGGCTAGAAAAGGTTAAAGATGCAGCCAAAGTTGTAGGCGTTGCTATCTTAGCTGCTGGCACGGCTATGGCTTACATGACCAAAAAGTCTATTGACAACATGGACAAGTTAGCCAAGCAAGCACAGATGGCTGGCGTCACAACGGAAAGTCTTTCAGCTTTAGCTTATGCAGCAGACCTAGCCGGCGTTAGCCAAGACACCCTTGTACTTAGCATGGCCAAGCTATCCAAGGGCATGAGCGACGCTGCAATGAACACTGGCGAAGCGCTAAAAGGCTTTAACGCACTCAATATTGATTACAAGAATTTAGAAAGCACTGACGAAGCAATGCTACAAAT